TTATGATCCTGAGACTGAAACAATAGAGCTCCCAGGTGACTGGAGAACAGAGGATGGTCAGCTACTATGGCCTGAATTGCAGACTAAAGAAAAGCTAGACAAGATGGTAATTCACTTGGGTAGCTATGGTAAGTCAGGGCAATTACAACAGAGACCTGCGCCACGAGAAGGCGGCATGTTTCAACGCAGTGACTTCCAATTCTTAGAAAGGGAGCCTGTGGGAGGAGTGGTTGTCAGGGGCTACGATCTCGCATCAACAAAAGACGCTGGTGCTTATACCGTAGGATGCAAGATGATCATTACCCCTGACAAACGCATTGTGATTTCAAATATAACACGAGATAGATTAAGCCCTCATGGTGTAGATAAGTTATTAGTAGCATTGGCCGAGGCCGACGGCAAGAAAGTGCGAATAGATATTCCTCAAGACCCTGGGCAAGCAGGTAAGCATCAAATTACTTACTTAGGAAAATTACTACATGGGTACGATGTCCACTTCTCCACAGAGTCGGGTGCGAAGGAAGATCGCGCAAGGCCTTTATCAGCCCAATGTGAAAATGGAAACGTTTATTTGGTACGAGGCAACTGGAATTACGATTTCATCGATGAAGCGATCGATTTCCCAAATGGAGAATATAAAGATCAAATAGACGCCGCGTCACGGGCGTATGCCGCACTCCTTAAGAAGCCTCTGCAGTTAGTTCCTGCAGCACCAATACTAATTCAAGGTTAACGTAATGACATCGACACCACCTCCAGTTAAGAAGCAGCTAGTAGATAATATATTTCAATCGCTATTGGGTGCGGGCGTGCAAGGCACAGTTCGAGCAACGCCTACTAAGGTCGTAGGGGCACCTGGGACTGCTATATTCGGCGGTTACCCTGAAACAGATGAGCTCAATGCTGGATTGGTAGGAAGGGCTAAGTATAAGACATATTCGGACCTGTTGTCAAATACCTCGATCGTATCAGCAGGCGTTCGATACTATCTTAATTTAGTATCAAAAGCTGAATGGAAGGTAGTTGCTGTAGATGAAACGCCTCAAGCGATTGAGATGAAAGAATTTATTGAAGACGCCATGGATGATATGCAAACCACATGGCATAGAGTAATACGCAGAGCTGCTATGTATCGCTTCTACGGATTTAGCGTTCAGGAGTGGACGGCGAAACGGAGAGAAGACGGTAAAATAGGTATGCTAGATGTAGCCCCTAGAGCTCAGCAAACAATTGAACGTTGGGCTGTGCACGAGGATGGCACTGTTGAAGGAATGATCCAGCGTAATCCGCAAAATTCCGTCGAGATATTCTTACCTCGCTCTAAGACTATATACATAGTAGATGATTCGCTAAACGACTCTCCTGAAGGCCTAGGGCTTTTCAGGCACTTAGTGGAAGCATCGGACCGATTAAAGCGATATGAGCAATTAGAAGGCTTTGGTTTTGAAACAGAGCTTCGTGGCATCCCAGTTGCACGTGTGCCTCTTGCTAAGCTCAATAGCATGGTGGCCAATTCTGAGATGACAGCCGCTGATAGAACAACTTTGCTCACACCTATACAGTCGTTCATTGAGAGTCACATCAAAAATCCAGCGCTAGGTCTTATACTTGATTCTACAGTATATGAGTCTCAAGACGAGGCAGCACGCCCATCTTCAACGAAACAATGGGACATGGAGCTGTTGTCAAGCGATGGAGATAGCGGACAGGTAGAGGTCGCGGCGGCAATTCAACGGCTTAATCACGAATTAGCGAGAATCATGGGTGTTGAGGGTTTGCTCACAGGTAGCGATGGCACAGGTTCATTAGCATTATCAAAGGATAAGTCGCTCAACTTCTTTTTATTAGTGGATTCAACGCTCACTGAAATCAAAGAGGTTTACGAAAACGATTATATCGATGCACTATGGGAGCTTAATGGATTTGATGATAAGCTCAAACCTTCCTTCGAAACCGAAGCAATCCAGTTTAGAGACGTGCAGGAAATTACACAGGCGTTAGCTGACCTTGCTAAGTCTGGTGCAATGATGGCAATAGACGATCCTGCAATTGATGAAATACGGGAGCTACTCGGACTTAGCCCTCAGCCAGAAGTGTCCGAGGATGATTTGAGACTCACAGGAGGTGATCAAACTTTTACACCGACACCGAGTAGCTCAGAGGATAGGACTAAACCCAAGCCAGCTTCAAAACCAGATGAAGATGAGCTGCCTAAGACAAGTGGAGACGAGGAAGACAAATGACCATTGGCACAATCACAATCAATACCACTGACTACGACGTCTACATCTCCGTAGCAGAGGCTGATATCTATTTACAAGCTGATCTTAAGCGAGCATCTGACTGGCAGGAACTTGGCACAGAGGAGAAAGGCCAAGCTATTATTACAGCAACTAGGCGATTAGACAGACTTAACTGGCAGGGAGATAGGTCCGTGTCATCTCAAGTTCTGGAGTGGCCTAGAGATATTTCAGGTTTGGATGAAAATCCGCCGCAGGAACTATTTGATGCGACGGCAGTATTAGCAGCAGATATATTCGCTGACAACGAGGTAGCAGAAACTCGTGACGGTGAAACTAATGTCTCAAGTGTCAAGGCAGGCTCAGTATCAGTAGACTTTTTCACGACAAAAGAAGGAGTCATTTTACCCAAGGTAGCATTCGAGCTAGTAGGCCCATGGTTGGAGTCAGAATCATCTGGCGCGGCAACTTTCGTTTCAGGCGTCACGGGCTCATTAGCGTGCAGCTCATTCACTGATTCTAACAAATACGGCAGGGTGAACGGTGTCAAGTGATACACAAAGAATCGGTATGGATCAACATGTTGATCAGAGACTCAAAGGGCGAACGATTGAGAAGGCGAGATACAGGCTGGAGAAAGACACCGGATCTCAAACAAACATTGCGACGAACGAGCCATGTGAGAGAAGAAGCAGACCGTGAGAATTAAGATAGGACCCAATGGTAATGACTTCAAAGTATATCTAAATGGTGTACAGGGAAACATAGGTCAGAAGCTTAACTGTACTAAAATAGAGATTGAACAATTGCCAAACGAACCTACTAAAGCTGTACTCACATGCGAACATGTGCTCGTAGAAGCAGAGCTACTTAAAGAACATTGCAAGATAGAGACAATAGACAATGCCTAAACTTTTCGGAATTGATATTGCAGGAATAGTGAACGCGAATATAAGCCCGGGTTTGCTTGATGCGCAGTTGGTACGAATTACTAAGGGCACAAGGACTACAGGGTCTTTATCTGCAGGCTCTAATCCAACAGAGCAAACAGTGAATTGCAAAGGCTTTATTTCTGAATATGACGACCGTAGAATAGACGGCACAATAGTAAAGGCAGGCGACCGCGAGGTGACATTGATAGGGAGAAGTTTATCTTCAAGCGATTCAGTGGTGCCTAACATTAACGACAAAATAAAGATTGAAGGGCAGACATTTAAGATAGTGAACCCAGTAAAACGAGATCCAGCAGCGGCAACATATATATGTCAAGCACGGCTTTAAAATTAGATCAATTCATCAAAGTAGAGGATGGCACTCCGAATGAGCGTCTCTTGGGTCTTATTGATAAGCATAGTGGCCGTACACGTCGTGCTTTTCTTAAAGCTGTGGCATTTATTAAGAATGAAAGAACATTAGGTGAATTGGCGGATTTATTATCAGTAGGTCGCATAGACGTTGCACTTGAGTCAGTTGAGAGAGCAATGAGAACAGTCGCTAACACGGTAAGCAATACGGCAATCGCCACAGGCGCGTCTACAGCAGAAGTGATAGCAGAGAATCTTAACGTGGCATTTAGTTTTAATCAAGTAAATGAAAGGGCAATAGGCATTGTACAGCGAAGTAACTTTGAATTAATTAGAAACTTTACTCAAGAACAGACGAGAGCTACACAGAGAGCTATATTAGACGGATTAAACACAGGGGCAAATCCAATTGAGCAAGCAAGACGATTCAGAGATTCTATTGGTCTCACGGACAGACAACAGTCGACCGTGGGTAACTTTCGACGACTCTTGCAGGAAGGGGACACGGGCGCGCTTACAAGAGGGCTCCGAGACAAGCGATTCGATGGAACAATCCGAAGAGTGTTCGCCGCAGGGGAAAAGTTAACAGAAAGCCAAGTGAGCACCATGACTACTCGCTATGCTGATAGACTACTTAAACATAGATCAGAAGTGATAGCAAGAACAGAGTCGCTTAGGGCAGTGAATCAGGCCGACCATGAAGCATGGGTTCAGGCGACAGAGGAAGGCGTCGTGAAAAAAGAGGAGCTCATAAGAGAATGGGTTCCTGCAAATGACTTTGTAGTACGAGATAGCCATGAAGCAATGAGAGGCCAAGAGGCAATATTGGAAGAGCCCTTTATTTCTGGATTAGGAAATCAATTAATGTTCCCAGGTGATCCTGCAGCGCCCGGCGAAGATACTATCAATTGCAGATGTGTAATTACTACTAGGATTAAATAAAGAGGCTATATCATGACTACTGAAAATCAAACGAACTCTTTACAAGCTAATGAGATTATAAAAGTAGATAGTGATCTAGGCTTGGTATTAGGTTTCGCTATCGTATGTAAAGTTGACGGCGAAGAATATTTCGATGTGCAAGGCGATCATATCCCTGAAGATGCTATGCTCAAAGCATCGACGGACTTTATGATACACAGCCGAGTCGGTAAAGAAATGCACACAGGTGAGCAAACAGGTAATGTGGTTTTTGCGTTTCCACTTACTGAAGATATTGCAAACGCATTTGGGATTGTTACTAAAAAGACCGGATTGATGATCGCTATGCGACCTGATAGTGATGCAACATTAGAGAAGTTTAAAAGTGGCGAATATACAGGATTTTCAATTGGCGGTGTTCGCCTTAAAGACGAGGTAGTTGATGATGAGTAAGAAGCGACGTATTATGAAAGAACTTAAGATCAACGAGATCTCGAGTGTAGATAGTCCGGCACAACAAGGAGCAGTCGCGCTTATCATGAAACGCGATACTCCTGAAGAGTTAACGGAAAAAGTAATGATCCTCACAAGTGCAGACGAAGGGCATCAGCACACAGTGTCAATTGATATAAGAGATGTGACCGAAGGCGGTGGATCTACAGGGTACTCCCTGACCGAAGACGCTGAGATGTCACATGACCACGCATTTATGATTAATGCAGATGGCAGCATCACCATTGCTGAGAACAACGGGCATAGTCATACTGCAGAAATAGGCGAACTAATGGGAAGGCTTGGCTTACAGGCAGCATTGGTCGCAACAGAAACAACAGTTGAAGTAGAAGTGTTTGAGTTTAATAGTGAGGAGAGCAAAGAGAACGCTGTCACTACTAAGAGCGAAGACAATTTAGAATTCTCGGCTACCGACTTTGCGTTGGTACCGGATCCGTCACAGCCTAGTACTTGGAAGTACCGACTGGCATCCCGTTCTGGGATATGCCCATCACGTCGGCTTGTAGGGAACGCAGTGACTGCCCTTAAGAGGGGCAAAGTACCAAGTGAACACGTAAACGTTGTCACGAGGCGAGTGAGGAAAGCTTGGCAGCAAGCCCATGAAGGCTCCCCACTCTCAGTTATGCCTCCGATACTGAAGCGTATTGCTAGATAGCTTGATAATCAATTAATTTTTTGGAGATAGTTTAATGTCTAAGTTAGATAAGGAACAGTATTCAAAAGCCGAAGTGGAAGAAATGTTGCGAGTAAGCACAGAAGAAGTCACTGAAAAGCTTGATGCTGTAACCCAAGTAGCTGAAATGACAGATTCTCACAAAGAGCTTTATGGCAAGCTTTCTGGCGATGCTAAGGATCAATTCCTTTTTGCATCTAAAGATGAGCGCGAAGATATTGTCAAAGGTTCTGTTGTTGAAGATCCAGTTATTTATAAAGCTGAAGACGGTAGTGAGTTCCGCAAGTCAGACGATCCACGTTTAGTGATCATGGCTAAAAAGAACGATGCTAACGAAAAACGGCTGCGTAAGTCTGAAGAGGCTCGGGAAACCGACCGTCTTGAGAAACGTGCAGAAGATGAATTCACCAATGTCCCAGGTACATTAGAAACTCGTGTTGCTATGATTAAATCATTAGAAGCAATCGAAGATGAAGATGTTCGTAAGGCAGCGTTTGAATCTCTTAAAGCACAAAACGCTAAAATGGGTGAATCGTTCCAAGTCATCGGTGCGGACGGTCAACCTGTAATCAAGGGTAAAGGCGATGCAGAAGCTGAGCTGGAACAACTTGCTAAAGACTACGCGATTGAGAAATCAATTGGCTTCGTAGAAGCTTATGGCATTGTTTCTGATCAGCAACCTGATCTTTACTCTAAAGCCGTTAACGGCGAATAGGAGATATTATGTCAGACGAAAGTGTACGTTCCATAACTCTCCCATGTGACGCAGGTCAAGATCTGCCGGCAAGACGATTTGTTGCAATGTCTGCAACGGGCATCGTTCTTCCGGCTGATGGTGGTGGAGCTGCTCAAGAAGGCAGTGTTCTTGGTGTAAGTTTAGAAACATATGATGATTCTGAGTTTGCTCTTGGGAACGCTTCTAGTGTCATTCCGGTGGCATTGCTAGATGGAGCAAAAATAGATGTTGAAACAGGCGCAGAAGCAGTTGCTGTAGGCGACCCAGTATCAACAGACGGGTCAGGTCAAGCGAAGATAGCGGATGCAACTGGGGACGAAATCCTTGGGTATGCGCTAACTGCTGCAGGTACTGGTGTTGGCGAGATAGTTACTATCGTCAGTGTCAAGGCCGGCCGATCTGCCGTCACTTAACCCGTAATTTAATTTAGGAGATATATAATATGTCACAATCGCAAATTGTAAAAGCGGTGACGAATCCTACTGCGGGTGATGTTCATGTCAATACACCATTGACTAACTTCTCGCAGAAGTGGCTACAAAACGCCAATGATTTCGTTTCACTTCGCGCAATGCCAAACCTGCCAGTTGCTAAGCAATCAGATTTGTACTACGAATTTAGTAGAGCTGATTTCTTCCGTGACGAAGCAGAACTTCGAGCTGATGGTGCAGAAACACCAGGGGGCTCATTCACTCTATCAACAGCACCTTACTTCGCCAATGTTTGGGGATTTCATAAGGACGTTTCTGATAGACAACGCGCTAACCAAGACGCACCTGTCAAGTTAGATAACTCAGCAGCTCAGTATGTTGCACAAAAGCTAATGATTAAACGTGAGCGACAGTTCGCTACTACGTTCTTCAACACTGGCATTTGGGATACTGACGTCACAACAGCTTTAAGTGACGCTTGGACTGCAACAGCAGCTGATCCTATTGCTGATCTACGTACAGGTATTCGTACTGTCAAGCAGAACACAGGTTTCCGCCCTAACAGAATTTTGTTTGGACGTCAAGCTTGGGATCTGTTCGTTGATCACGATGCTGTATTGGATCGCATCAAAGGTGGTGCTACTGTAGACTTACCTGCAAATGTTATGAAGAAACTTGTTGCTCAAACACTAGAAGTTGAACTAGTTGAAGTAATGGATTCTGTATATAACAGTGCAGTGAAAGGTGCAACTGAAGCTACTGGTTTCATCGGTAGTACAGCAGACGTACTTGTCTACTACGCGCCAATGACACTAAGTTTGGACGAGCCTACTGCAGGCGCTCAGTTCAGCTGGACAGGATTGTTAGGTAGTACTACTGACGGCCAGCGAATCAAGCGTTTCCGTATGGAAGGTATTTCATCTGATCGAATTGAAGGCGAAATGGCCTTTGACTTCAAGGTGACTTCACCGGAACTTGGTTACTTCATTGATGATGTGTTAACTGGCTAAGTATTAGCTAGAAAGGAAGTGTATGAAGCCTCATTGGTTTGGGGCTTCATATTTAAAAAATAATAAATGTTAGGAGATTAGTAAGATGCGTAGACCAAGTTATAGAAGAGGATTGACATACGTAGCAGTGCGAACGATTTACATACGCAATGCCGGTGTAATGATAAAAGCAGGTGAGGAAATCCCACCCGAATATAGATCATCAACAGTACGTCGCTGGGTAAACAGAGGTTTCGCAGGCCCTGTAGACAGTAGATGGACTGAAGAAATGTTAGAAAAAGGCGAACAACGCCAAGCACGAATATTAGCAAGTAATCCGACTGCAGAAGAGATTGCAAATGCAGACGAAGAAGGGAGCCAAGCAGGCAATGATGAAGGCGCCGAAGACGATAGCGAAGACGAAAGCGATCAACCTGTTATTGAAGAGCTCGGCGGTGGATGGTACAACGTCACAATCCTTGGCGAAGTTACTAAGGTCCAAGGCAAAGATGCTTTAGACGAATTGATGGATTCACTGAAGGGATAAATGATCAACACCTTCCACATAGATAGCGTATACAGTCAAGAGTGTCTAATTGCTCTCGACGTACGCTCGCGGGAGGTTGAATGTCAGATACATTTCATGTAGTAAGTTTGCATAGATCAGGATCTGCTTTATTGTG